GCCGTCACAGCCACACCGGCGCCAAGGTCGCCCGGGTCGATGGCGTCTACGTGCGGCCCGAGTGGCGCAGCGGTACCGACGCCGGCCGGGCCCTGCTCAAGCACGCCATGAAGGTCTCGACTGAGGAGGGGGCGACGATGTTCTACGTCGGATCCAGGCCGCGGCACGACCTCAGCCCGCTGCTGGAGTGGATGGGCTTCGGGATGGTCGAGGTCCAGTACGCGCGTCAGCTCCACCCTCGGACGGAGATCTGACGTGGCTGCCGCTGGAGCAGGCGAGGTCGCACTGGTCGCCCTGGCAGCCGCCTCGACGGCGTACTCCATGAGCCAGTCGAAGAAGAGCCCGAGCCAGCCAGCCCAGCCAGCGGCACCGGCCAGTGCGACCGGCGGCGAGGTCGACGTCGCCACGCAGACCAAGATCGCAGAGCAGCAATCGCAATCGGTGGCCGGCACCAGCAACAGCCGCAATCCCGGCGAGGGCGGCGGCATCTCGAACGATCCTCTCGCACCACGCAAGACCTTACTCGGCTCGTAGGAGAACCCATGGCGAACGTCAACCTCAAGCCGCACGTCGAGGAGCCGCTGGCCCCGTACACGTCGATGGTCGCGGTCACACCCAGTGACACGACACCGCTGGGCTTTGCGACCAGGGGCATCCTCGTCACGGGAGCAGGAACCATCCAGGTCGTCATCGGTGGCGCGTCCGTGCAGATCCCAGCCGTCACCGCGACAGCCGGCACCATCCTGCCGTTCTCGGTGACCCAGGTTAAGGCGACCGGCACGTCCGCAACTGGGCTGTTCGCGCTGAACTGAAATGCGAGTAGCGACCTCACCATTCGAGCAGATCCTGCTGGGGCCGCAGAGCGACATCCAGCTCCGGACCTACTACGAATCGCTGCGGTCGTACATGCAGACCGAGCAGTCGTCCTGGCTGCCCCACTGGTCCCAACTCGCCCGGTTCAACCTCCCGCGCTCGTCCCGGTTCAACCCGATCAACCAGCCGGATCAGGGCCAGCGCAAGGACTACGACATCGTCGACAACTGCGCCACGCTGGCGCTGCGGACGTGCTCGGCCGGCATGATGGGCGGCATGTCCAGCCCGTCGCGCGAATGGTTCAAGGTCCAGCCCGAGGACGACGAACTGCGGGAACTGTCCGAGGTCCAGGACTACTGCGAGCACGGCGCCGACCAGGTGCGCAACGCCTTCCTGAAATCGAACGTGTACCCCACGCTGGTCAACGCCTACCGCGACATGGCGCTCTACGGCACGCAGGCATTCTCGGTCGTCGAGGACCGCGAAGACGACATCCGCTGCTTCCCGTACCCGATCGGCAGCTACATGGTCGCCGGCGACTCGGCGCTGCGCATCACGCTGATCCTGCGCATCGTGAACATGACCGCGGCGCAGATCGTCGCCGACTACCCGCGCGAGAACATCTCCAGCCAAGTCCTGTCCTACTTCGATTCGCCGTCGGGCGGCCAGAAAGAGACCTGGTGGCCCGTCGTTCAGGTGATCCACCCGAACACCTACTACGGCTCGCTGGCGCACAAGTTCAAGCGCTGGGTCAGCGTCCACTACGAGCTGAACACCTACGCCGTCGAGAAGGGCGAGGGCAAGCTGCTGCGCCGCTCGGGATTCAACGAGAACCCGATCATCTGCAGCCGCTGGGACATCACCGGCGAGAACTTCTACGGCAATTCCCCGGGCATGGATTGCCTGGGCGACGTGATGGGGCTGCAGCTGCTCCAGAAGCGCAAGAGCGAGGCCGTCGACAAGATGGTCAAGCCGCCGATGATCGCGTCGCCCGCGATGGCCAACCAGAAGATGAGCATCCTGCCGGGCGACATCACCTATGGCGACATGAAGGACGGCTCGATGGGCTTCAAGCCGGCGTTCGAGATGAAGTTCGACATCGAGCACGTGCTTGAGGACATCCGCGAGCATCACGATCGCATCGAGGACGCGTACTACAAGAAATTGTTCTTGATGATCAGCGAGAGCGACCGGCGCCAGGTCACCGCCGAGGAGATCAGGGCCAAGCAGGAGGAGAAGATGCTGGTGCTCGGCCCGGTGCTTGAGCGCAGCAACAACGAGCTGTTCAAGCCGTTGATCCAGCGCACGTGGAACATCCTGCGCCGGAAGGGCAAGATCCCGGCACCCCCCGAGGTCCTGCGTGGCAAGACCCCGGGCTTCCACTTCGAGTCGATCCTGGCCCAGGCTCAGCGCATGCTCAAGATCGCCTCGCTGGACCGCTGGAACAATTTCGTCAGCAGCCAGATCGCGGTCGATCCCAGCGCCGGCGACCTGATGAACCGCGATGAGATGAACCGCGAGTACGGCGAAGATCTCAGCGTTCCGCCCAAGTGCATGAACAGCGACGAGGACATCCAGAAGATCCGTGAGCAACGCATGAAGACCCAGCAGGCGCAGCAGATCGCAGCCAACGCGAAGAACCTGGCGCCGGCCGTAGCCGCCCTGGGACAGACCGCAGGAGGTGGTGCGCCTGACCTCAGCGGCATCTCCAAGGCGATCGGGCAGCCCGGATGAGCGAGAACCCCGATGATCTTCCGGAGGACACGCTGCCGACGGCTCAGGGCTTCGAGCCGCCGCAGCCCAACGCGGCCGACACCAACCAGATCGAGGTCTCGGTCCTGCAAGCCGGTCGGCGCCAGGATCAGGAGAAGCTGGATCTGACCGCGATCCTGACCAGCGTGCACGGTCGCCGCTTCGTCTACCGTCTGCTCGAAATCTGCGACATGCTCAGCATCGCCGACAGCGATCCGATCATGATCCAGCGCGCGGAGGGTCGTCGCTGGGTGGGCGCTGAGATCCTGAAAATCCTGGCCAGCCACTCGCTGGCGACCTACCCGGAGCTGCTGCTCGAACGCGCGGCACAGGCCAAGATCGATGAGCAGGAACGGCAGGTCGCGTTGCATAAACGCACCAAGGATCAAGAAAACGTTGACTAATTGAACGCCTGCGTCTAGAAATACCACCACCACACCCAGACATGCCAGACGCAACCACCATCACGCAGCCCCCGAGCATCACCACCACGGTGAAGATCGACGCACCGCGCGACACGTTGCCGCTGGCCGCCAATGATCCGTCCCGTCAGGCTGCACCCGCCACACCGCCCGCCGGCCCGACGCCGGTCGTTGCTCCGGGCGCCACCACGCTGCCAGCCGGGTCGACCGCACCTGGTGCCGATGCCGCCAAGGCCGCAGCGGACGCGGCAGCAGCGGCCAAGGCTGCGGAAGCGGCCAAGACCAAGACGCCCGATCCGGCCGTCGATCCCAACGCGCCGCCGGTGCGCAAGACCCTGATCGACGAGACCGTCACCGCGCCGCCCGAGGTCAAGAAGGCCGAAGCGCCGCCGGTCGTCGTCGATCCCAACGCGCCGAAGTACGACCTCAAGGCGCCCGAGAAGTCGCTGCTCACCGCGGACGACCTCAAGGCGATCGAGAACTACGGGCGCGAGCACAAGCTGGCCCCCGAGGTCGCCCAGCTCCTGGTCAATCGCGAGTCCAGGGTCGTCGAGCAGGTTCGCGCCGCCACCCAGGTCGAAGCGCGCGCCACGCTGAACAAGATGTACGATGACTTCGAGTCCCAGGCCGCCAAGGATCCCGACCTCGCCGGCCCCAAGTTCGCCGCCGCGAAGGCACTGGCGAACCGCGCCCTCGTCAACATGCCGCACGTGACCAAGCTGCTCAAGGGCAGCCCGTACGGCTCCGATCCAGCGGTCCTCAAGGATCTCGCCGCGATCGGCAAACTACTCCAAGAAGACAAGCCCATCGAAGGGCAATCTCACACGGCCACTGATCTCAGATCGGCCGGTGAGCGCTGGTTTGGCACGAAATGACCACTTCCTTCCTAGGAACTCACCATGGCTACTGCCCTCGCCTCTGGCGTTGATACCCTCCTCAACTGGACCAAGGGGCGCGATCCGGACGGTAAGGCTGCCGACATCATCGGCATCCTGAACCAGTCGAACGAGATCAACCAGTACATGCTCTGGGAAGAGAGCAACGGCGCGCTGATGAATCGGACCACGGTGCAGGTCCTGCTGCCGACCGTCTCCAGCCGCCAACTCGGCGCCGGCATCGCGACCTCGACCAGCCGCGTGGCACAGTTCGACGATGCGATGAGCATCCTCGACGTGTTCAACGAGGTCGACATCAAGATGGCCGAGCTCAATGGCGAGGTCGGCGCCTACCGCCTGCGCATGGCGATCCCCTACTTCGAGGCGCTCAGCCAGAAGTTCAGCGGCCTGCTGTTCTACGGCAACTCGACCCAGACCACGTCGGACTTCTACGGCCTCTCGAGCCGCTACCCGACCGTCAACAGCGCCAACGCGGCCAACGCCCAGAACGTCCTGGATGGCGGCGGGACCTCGACCGTCAACGCCTCGATGTACCTCATCGGCCTGGGCACCAAGAGCCTGACCGGCATCTTCCCGCGCGGCATGGCCAGCGGTCTCCAGCACCGCGACTGGGGCCAGCAGATCGCCCAGGTCACCGCCGGCTACGCGGCCACCATGCTGCCGGTCTACCGCGACCAGTTCACCTGGAACTGCGGCATCGCGCTGAAGGACTGGAGGCAGTGCGTCCGCATCGCCAACATCGACACGACCAATCTGACCAACGAGAACAACGCCGCGGATCTCATCAAGCTGATGACCAAGGCGCTGTACCGCCTGCCGTCCATCAGCATGCCGGCCTCGACCACCGGCAACCCGATGACCTCGATCCCGATCTCGGCGCGCAACGTCTGGGTCTGCAACCGCACCATCCGCGAGATGCTGCACATCCAGGCCGACAACAAGCGCAACAACACCCTGACCTGGGGTGAGATCTTCGGGCTGAAGGTGCTCTTCCACATGGGCATCCCCATCCTGAACAGCGACCAGCTCCTCAGCACCGAGAGCCAGGTGACCTGAGTCATCTCAGGCACCGACCAGACCTACCCCCACGGAACCTTCCGGAGCTCCTGCCATGGCCATCCTCGACGCGAACACTCAGCTGGCCACGGCCTTCGCGCCCACGACCGGCACCCAGTACCCGAGCGTCTACCTCGACACCGGTGCACTGGATGACTGGGGCATGGGCAGCGACTGGATCTGGTACATCCAGCTGGCCGCGACCTTCACGGTCGGCACCAGCCTCGACCTCCAGCTCCAGGGCAACAACACCGACCCGACCTTCGCGGCCGGTACCAGCGTGATCATCCTCGACACCGGGGTCATCGCCGAGGCCAGCCTGCTGATCAACGCCGAGTTCAAGATGAAGGTCCCGCGTGCGTTCATCTACGCCAATGCGCAGCTGAACCTCAACAACTACCGGTACATCCGCATCAAGGCCATCAGCGTCGGTACCCACTCGACTGGCAGCCTGAACTCCTGGCTGACCAACGACGCGATGCAGGACAACCTGCCGCTGCCGATCGGCTACACGGTCAAGTAGCCCTCCCTGCCTTCGTCGCCTCACCCGGAGCTCGTCATGCCCAGGAAAGTCAAAGAACAGGAGCCCGCCACCCCGACCATGTCGACGGCGGTGCTCAACGAGCAGAACGACTCCATCCGGCAGTCCCCGGCGCCCCAGGCCAAGCCCCCGGTCGGCGACACCGATGGGCGCCTGGCCGCGCTCGAGGCCGAGAACCAGAAGCTCGTCGGCATGCTCAAGGAGATGCTGGCGCGCGACGAGGCTCGTGTGGCGGCCGAGGCCAAGAAGGTCAGCGACGAGGCTGCCCGCGTCGCCGCCCTCCCGCCGCCCGAGTGGACGATCGAGGTCGAGGCCTACAACCAGGGCACCTACCCCGAGCCGGGCGCCATGCATGCCTGGCTGCGCAATCCCGGCGACCGCTTCCGGATCAAGAATAAGGACCACTTCCGCGAGGAATGGATGCGGATGCCCGGCGCCGCCATCCCGAACCTCAAGAGCGACATCGTCGGCCACGGCCCTGGCTTCACCCCCGGCGTCGGCATCCCGCTGACCGGCGTGCACAACCAGGTGAAGGATCCCCTGGCGGCGATCAACGACGCGACCCGCGCCGCGATGGCCCGCTAGGAGTCACCGGGGCGCCTCACTGTGGAGTAGCCCGTGACGACCGTCCAGCTCAGCGATCTCTCAATCTCGAACATGGCGCTGAACCGCATTGGTTCATCCCAGAACGTCAGCTCGTTGACCGGCGCGCCCAAGTCGAACGAGATGGCGCAGCTTCAGTTCTGGTACTACTTCTGCCGGGATGCCGAGCTCACCGACTGGCCGTACCCGTTCGCCATGCTCTACGTGGCGCTCAACCAGGTGGGCGGCCCGACGCCGACCGTAGGAGTTCCGGCGACCCCAGAGTGGATCTACAGTTACCGGTACCCCTCCGACTGCCTGGCCGTGCGGCGCATCGTCTGTGGCAACATCGTTGCCCCGCCGCCCATCATCCCGCCGATGACGGGCATCCCCAGCAACGCCGGTTACCAGTCCCTGGCCTTCGCTCGCCAGGATGGTGATGCGAACCCCTGGCCGTTCGAGGATGGCGTCGACAACGTGGGCCGGCTGATCTACACCGACGCGCCCAACGCCTGGATCCGCTACACCACCCAGCAGCAGAATGCCGCGGTCTTCTCGTACGACTTCGCCAACCTGCTGGCCTTCCGCGTGGCCGTCGAGCTCTACGCGCTGTGCCGGGATGCCAAGCGCCGCGAGGAGAACATCAAGCTCTACGAGTTCTGGAAGGCGAAGGCGAGGGGGCAGATGTTGAATTCGCAGCAGAACTCGCAGCCGCAGGTGGACTACAATTCCGAGTTCGTGCGCGGTCGCTACAATGGCTGAATCCGCCACCCTCCGACAGTCCAGCTTCTCGGGCGGGTTGCTCTCCCCCCAGCTTCTCGGCCGCGTCGATCTCCAGAAGTACCAGTCCGGTTTCGCCGTCCTGCGCAATTTCCTGGTCGTGCGCAATGGCGCGATCGAGAACCGCAGCGGATCGGTCTACGTCGCGAACGTGAAGAACTCGGCCAACCAGGTGCGCCTGGTGAAGTTCGGGATCTCGACCAACCAGGAACTGCTGCTCGAGATGGGCAACCTGTATCTGCGCTTCTATCTCAATGGTGCGCCCATCGGACCGATACCGATGAATGGTCTGTTTCCGGCCGCTGCGTGGTCGAGCCTGACGACCTATCAGGTCGGGACCGTGGTGTCATCGGGATCCAACTACTTCCAGGCCAAGGCGGTCAACACCAACGTCACCCCATCGCCGACATTCAATGCGACCTGGGCGCTCCTCCTGCAGAACCCGTGGAACAGCGGACAGGCCTACACGCCTGGGATGATGGTCCTGTACGCCGGGGTCTACTATCTCTGCATCGCCAACACGACCAACAATGCACCGCCAAATGCGACCTACTGGTATGCACAGCCGAGTGCGACGGTCTATGAGCTCCCGACGTCCATCCCGCAGGCGGCCCTGGCCACCCTGACGGTTGCACAGATCCAAGACCAACTCTTCATTGCGAACCAACTCTTCCAGCCGCAGCAGTTGACCTATTCACTGCTTCAACTGTGGACCATGGCTGCATTCACGCCCACCACCGGCATCGCGGCACCGACTGGCGTCAACGTGACGAACTCACTGGTGGCAGGCAATGCACCAAGCGCTGTCACCGCCGTTGGTGGTGATGTCACGCTGCAGCCACCCGATCAGTATGTGGTCTCGGCCTACCTGCCGATCGCGTCCTACCTGCCATTGAGCCCCATCGCCATCAGCACGGTCGGCCAGGCCGATGCGGCAAACAATGTGGTCATCAGCTGGACGAATAACCAGCCGGAAGCCACGGGGTTCTACGTCTACAAGCTGAACCACACCACCGGGCAGTTCGGCCTGATGGCCAATGTCGCTGGCGGCATCACGACGACGTTCACCGACACCGGCATTCCCCCGAGCACCCAGCCGCCGCCAGGCCCTGGTTACGTCACTTATGACTATGTGATCACCGCTGTCAGCTTGGCGAGTGGAGCAGAGGGGTTCCAGAGCAACGCGGGTGTGATCACCACGCTGCCGCCGAACGGAAGTTACCCGAACGCCATCTCATGGAATCCCGTGACAGGAGCCGCATCGTATAACATCTATTCGATCGTGAATGGCATCCCTGGTTTCATCGGATCATCGGTGATCACCTCTTTCAATGACACCGGCATCACGCCGAATACCGCCAAGCAGCCGCCCGCCCAGATCCCGCTGTTCTCGACGCCCAACGACTACCCAGCCGTAGTCGCCGCCATGCAGTCGCGCCTCCTGTTCGCCAACACCTTCAACGCCCCGCAGACCGCGTGGGGCAGCAACATCACCGACTACCACAACTTCACCAACTTCCTGCCCGTCACCGATGCCATGGCCTTCAGCTTCACGCTGACCGGCAATGAGCGCCAGTTCATCAACGGCATCATCGACATCGGCAAGATGGTGATCCTGACCAGCGGCGGCGAATATGTGGCGCCCGGGAATGCCTTCGGCGAGGTGACGGCAACCGCCACGGCGTGCCAGCGCAACGGAACGTCCGGCGCCGCGCTCGTCTCGGGCTTCGCCATCGGAATCACGGCCATCTACGTCGACTCGGCAGCGAACATCATCCGCGATCTCCGCTATTCGATCTACACCACCACCTATGCCGGCAAGGACACCACGCTCTACGCCCCCCAGCTCTTCGAGAACAACACCATTCTGCAGATCGATTGGCAGAAAACATGGAACTCCATCGTCTGGTGCGTGCAGACCAAGGGCGCGCTGCTGGGCATGACCTACATAATGGACCAGGAGATGTGGGCGTGGAGCGCGCACGACTTCTACCTGGGAATCGTCGAGCAGGTCTGCTGTGTGCGCGAGGGTCCGGCAGTGACCGTCTACCTAGTCGTGAACCGCACCGTCCTGGGCGCCACCCAGCGCACCATCGAGCGTCTGGCCAACCGGGAGTTCGCCGATCTCCAGTATCTCACCGACGCGATCTTCACCGACTGCAGCATGACCTATGACGGACGCAACACGTCGGCGACCACGGTCACCAGCTCGACCGCCGGGACCTGGACGCCGAACGATGTCATCACCCTGACCTCGAGCGTGGCGGCATTCGGGACGCTGAGCGTCGGCAACGCCGTGGTCCTGCGCGAGATCGCCAACGGCACGCAGCTGATGCCGATCGACCCGACGACCGCGAACGCCAACACCATCCCCGCGCCGTACCCCATCGGCTGGGTGATCGACCAGGTGGTCTTCACGATCATCGGCATCACCAGCACGAGCATCGTGACCTGCACGCCGAGCAAGAACGTCCCGACCTGGGCGCAGGGCATCGCGCTGACCACCTGGGGCCTGATGGCCAACACCTTCTCGGGGATGACCCAGCTCGCCGGTCTGGCGATCAGCGCTCAGGGCGACGGTGCCGTGGTGGCCAACGCGCTGACGGACGCCACGCCGACCGTGGTCAGCAACGCGGGCGTCTTCACTACCACCAGGAACTACCTCGTCCTGACCGCCGGCCTACCGATCATCGGCCAGGTGCAGACGCTCCCGCGCGATAGCGGTGGCCGCACCGAGACACTGATGAACAAGGAGCAGTTGATGGTCGAGGCCGCGGTGATGTTCTACAACACCCGCGGCGGCTACTGGGGTCCGGACTTCCAGCACCTCTATGAATGGGATCAGCGCGGCATACAGTTCGAGCCCATGGGACAGGCCCCGGCACTATTCACGGGGCGCGCGCTCATCCCGCTGGCGGGTGCTTGGCAGGACAGCGGCCAGGTGTGTTTGCAGCAGACCGATCCATTGCCCATGTCGATCAGCGCCATCGCTCCGACTGGCTATACAGCGGAAGGGTAGGGTACTCCAATTTCAGACACGGCCATGATGAGTGATGGTCTTTCCGGCGTCGCCGGTGCGGCTCAGGCCTACTCGGCCGGCCAGCGCAACAAGGCCATCGACACCTTCAACGCCAACAATGCGCGCATCCAGGCGGATCAGGCCATCAGCGCCGGCGGCTTCGAGGCCGGCAACCGCGAGATCCGCGGCGAGATCGTACGTGGCGCCGAGCAGGGCGCTGCGGCCGGCGGCAACACCGTGGCAACCGCTGGCACCAATCGCACCGTCCAGGCCGGCACCACGGCCACCAGTCGTATGGACCAGATGATGTTGGAGATCAACGCATCGCGCGCTGCTTTCGGCTATCAGGTCAAGGCCGCCAACATGGACTTCCAGGCCAAGCAGGCTGGCGTCGCCGGCAACGAAGCCGCCCTGGCTGCGCTCATCAAGAGCGGGGCAGCCGAGGAGCGGGATGCAGATCCGAATTACAAGGGGCGCGGTTCCACCGGCCAGGTCTACGCGGACAACAGCAACGGCGGTGGCGGGTCAATCTTCGACAGTCAGGTGTAGCCCATGCCCGGCCAACAGCCCGAAGATCAGATCCCGACCGTAGCCCCGCAGGTTGAGCCCAACGCGGAGTTGACGGCGAACGTTCCTCTATCCACGCCCATCAGCGGCGCGATCGAAGAGTCCGCGTCCATCCAGCAGCGCATGGCCTACTGGAAGGCCCACGCCACCGCCGTCGACGCGCAGACCCAGTTCCAGGCCCTCGACAACGAGAAGCTCTACGACCCCAAGGGCGGCCTGCTGAGCCAGAACCTGGGCAAGGATGCCGGTCCAGCGGTCGAACAGACGATGGCCGACTATAAGGCCAAGCAGAGCGAGATCGCCGCGCAGCTCCCCAGCGCGATGGCCAAGGCGCAGTTCATGCGCTCAAGCAACGAGCACCTGAACATGGTGCAGCGCCAGGGATTCGTCTACGAGCGCAACCAGTACAACAAGTGGGACGGCGAGAACGTCACGGCCAGCGTGAAGATGTCGCAGGAAGCCGCGCTGAACACCTACGACCTCCCAGCAGATCCGGCGCAAGGCGATCCGCTCCAGCACCAGGTCGACAAGCAAGTGGCGCTGATCAAGGACTACGGCGAGCGGTCCGGTCAGCCCCAGGCGCAGATCGATCTCAACATCGCCAACGCCAAGAGCGCGACCTACGCCGCCGTGGCCGAGGATGCCATCAACACCGGGAAACTCGACTACGCCAAGCAGTTGATGGACACCCACGGGCAGGAGATAGAGCACTCCCAGCGCCGGATCCTCCAGGGCGCAGCGAAGAACGTCGAGGTCGACGCCACCACCAACGAGCTGTTCGGCGAGTTCACCCAGCCAGATGACAAGGGCAATCCGGCCACCAGGTCGACCTACTTCGACACCCTCGAGGAAGCCCGCAAGAATGATCCACGCTTCGAGGGCGCCGAAGGCCTCAGGCTCTACAACAAGGTCGCCGAGCAGGGAGAGCGTTACTTCAGCGTCAAGGACCAGCAGACCATGGCTCAGCAGAAGGGGATCATGGACGACGGCGTCAAGGCGATGAACCAGGGCATCAAGCTCCAGGACGCCGTGCCAGCCACCAAGTTTCAGCAACTCACCGGCGATCAACAGGACCAGCTGATGCGCCGGCAGGACCAGATCATCAAGCTGACGATGCCCCAGGATGGCAGCCCTGCCTACTACCTCGCACGCGAGCGCATGGCGGCGGACCCCGACGGCGGTTCGACCCAGGACTTCTCCCCCATCCGGTCGAGCATGTCGGAAGCGGACTACAACCGTCTGGAGATGGCGAAGGTCGAGGCCATTGCGCGCAAGACCTCAGACGCCACCAAGTCGCCAAGGAACACCCCCGACGCCATCCGGGAGCGCGTCTCAAGCGAGATCCTTTCCGAGCAAGGCATCAATCCCAAGATCGACTACCAGAACAAGGAGAACACGCAGCGCGTCGTGTCCTACAAGAACATCCTAGATCGGGAGATCGAAGCCCAGGAGCAAAAGGAGAAGCGCCCGCTGACCTACGGCGAAGTGACCGAGCTCGGCAAGCAGGTCGCCCTGCAGTCGGCCTACCGTGATGCCACCGGCGCTACATCACAGAAGGCGCTCTTCGATGTTCCTGGCGCCACGGACTTCGCCTTCTCGACGACGCAGATCCCGGACGCTGACCGCACGACCATCGCTGCCGGACTGGCCAAGCGCGGAGTGTCGTTCCAGACGCAGGCCCAACGCGATGAGGCGATGATCAACATCTACAACCGTTCGAAGACCATGAAGGCGCAGAAGGCCAAGGCTGCCACCCCGACGAAACCCAAGGGTGAAGAACCGCAACCCGGCGATTCCCCCTATGATGCGAACAATCCTGCGCCGGCAGGAGGCTGATCATGGGCACTGATTTCGATGTTGCCACGGATCAGTACCTAGCCGATGCCGGTCCCAAGCCACCCGTGCAGCAAGATGCAGCACCCAGCAGCACTCCGCAGCAGACTGCAGCACCGCCGACCCCGCCGGGAACCACCCCGACCGACTTCGATACCGCGATCGACCAGTACGCATCCGCACAGGAGGTCCGACTGCGCTCCAGCCTCCTGGCGGCATCGCAGAAGTCCCCGGATCAGCATGCCAAGATCCTGGACCTCTCGAACCGCACCGGCCTGTCGCCCGGCCTGGTCGATGGCAACGAGGCCAAGGTCGAGGACATAGCCCGCGCCAAGGCCCTTCAGGGGATCAACGTTCCGGAGCTCCAGCGGGATCACCCAGATCTGCTCAACTGGCTGAGCCAACCCAACAACGCCGGCATCGCCAAGAACGATGTCCCGGTGCTGACCACGCTGTCGCACATCACCCAGCAACTCGCCAATCCGGACGGTGATGCTCTGGGCGTCCTGCCCGAGGGATTCCTGTTCTCGCATGGCAAGATCATCGAGCCACAGGGGGCGAACGCTCAGCAGTATGACACGATCCAGGACCTTCAGGATCGCCTGCGCGAGAAGGGCAACAACGAGCTCGCCAACGAGGTCAATCTTCAGGCCAACCGTGGCGTCTACGATACCCTGGCGAAGGCCGGTCTGGGCGACATCGGCGCCGGATTCCTGTCCGAGGGCGAGCGGTTCCTGAAGCTCGTTCACCAGGGCCCGTACCCCACCGGAACCACCGCCGACTACACCGGCATCCTCTCGGCGCAGGAGTCGCCAGGCGTCTGGGGCGACGTCAAGCGCGCGATCGGTGGCCAGGTCGCTACCCTCCCGCTGATGCTCGCCGGCGGCCCGGTGGGCAAGCTCGCCGAGGGCATCCTGCGGGCCCGGCGCGCCGAGTCGCTGTTCACGCCGTTCGTCGGCGCGCGCATCGCCAAGTACCTGAGTACCGAAGCGCTGCCGGTAGCCGCCACGATGGCGCCCATGGCTGCGGTCAGCGGTGCCGAGACCGCGCAGGAGCATGGCATCGTTCCAGGTGCCATGGACGCTCTGCTGAACACCGTCATCCCAGGAGCGTTCGGCAAAGTCGGTGTTGCCAAGCACTTGCTTGGTGACGCCGGCGAATCAATCCCTGCCGGCGCGCTTGAAAAGATCCGCACCCCGCAGATCGATGCCATCGACAAGCAGATCGTGCTGGAACGCGGCTGGGGGCCGACTGGCGCCGGTGAAACCGCAAAGCCTTTCGGTATCACGGAATACGCACAGACAGAGCAGGGCGCCAAGGTCCTCGCGCTGGAGAAGCAGCGTCAGCAGCTTGCCGAAGCCGAGTACCGGCGCCTCAATCCGTCACCGGAAGAGTCGATCGCCAAGGTGCCGGCCGGCTACCGTGGCGCACTCAGGGAACTGGTCACCAGCGCGGTGCCACAGGCCGGCATAGGGGCCGTGCAGGCGCTGGCAGGCTCGCTGAGCGATTATCTCACCGGAGTGGACCCGGAGGCCCTCAAGCCCGACAACGTGGCCAGGAGGCTGGCTGTAGGGGCGGCAACGGGCGGTATCACGGGAGCCGCCTTCGCCCTTCCCGATGCCATGAGCCGTCCATTCCTGGCCCAACGCCAGAAAGCGGTGCAGGCGGTTCACGATGGTGACCTTCTGCAGATGGGGATCGACACCTACAAGCAGTCCCAGGCCGCCCAGACCGGCGACGGAGGCGCCAAGGCCGTCCAGGGCCTCATCGACCAGTTGGCGGCCCGTGGGCGCACGGCGGTCTGGATGCAGGCCGACGACTTCGCCAGGCACGCCGAGTCCCTGGGCACCACCCCGCAGGAGTATGCGGCCAAGCTCGGGCTGACCGATGAGTACAAGCAGGCCCAGGGACTGGCGACCAAGATGAAGGTCCCCATGGGCGCCTTCATGCAGCTGGGATCCGAGGCTGGCGAGGGCGCCAACATCACCGGCAAGGTGAGTCTGGCACCCGATGCGCCCACCCCCGAGGAGGCGGCCAAGAGCATCCAGGAGGACCCGACCAAGCTCGCCGACCTCCAGGAGCGGGCGAAGATCCTGGCGCAGACCGAACTGGCCGCGAACACCGCCCCCGTGAGCGAAGGCGGCAGCATCGCCGAGACGGTGAAGCAGCAATTCCTGGCGGCCGGCGAACCGGAGGCGCGCGCGAGCTACCTGGGCGGCATCCACCAGACCTTTTTCAGCAAGCTGGCCGCCCTGTTCAATCGGGTGCGCGGTGATGCCGGCGCCAGTCCCATGACAGCCGAGGATGTGCGCGCTGGATTCCAAACGCGCGTGGCCGCCAAGTTGCCGTCGGTCCTCGAGGAGCAGATCTCCAACGGGAACATCAATGGCCTGCTGGACCGCCTGCGCACATCCGGTCCTACCGGTCCCGTCGAGACGGAGGCCAACAGCGCGCTGAAGCGTCTCGGCATCGATCTCGCCAAGCACTCCAACAAGGACGTCCTGGCCGAGTTTGGCAAGCGTATGGGCATCCTGGGCGAGCAGACGCGCTCAGAGCAGGGCGACGCCCATGGCCTGGGAACGTCGAGCGGCCGCAAGCCGCATGGCGGCTACGACCCCGTCCAGGACAAGGCGCGCGCCGATGCCGTCGAAGCCAAGATGGGGCGTCCGGCCATCCAGGCGCACCTGGCCGAGTCTCTGGCCGAACTCCCCAAGGTGCCGCTCGTCAAAGCCAAGAACGTGCCCTACGGCATGGGCATGGATGTGGCCGAAACCAAGCGCTACATCGATCCGCAGTTCCCGCTGAAGATGAAGATGCGCGAGGGTGGCGAGATCGAGACCGTCATCCCCACGTCGCTGCATGAGATCACCGAGACGCGGCTGATGAAGAAGGGCATGTCCTACGACGACGCGCACGACGTCGCCAACGCCGTGGAGCGCGAATATCTCCGCAGCAAGGGCTACAGCGAGAAGGAGATCGACGAGTACGAGCACGATCTGAAGCCCGGCCTGCGCAAGGTGCGCGACTGGACTGGAGAGCCTCCGGCCGACCTGAACCCGGAGCCGTACCGCTCCGAAGGCGAGATGAACCTGTTGCGCGCGCCCGGCACGGGCAAGCGCATCGTCCTGCAGCAGGGCGAGCGCATCAACGCCCCGGCATCCGGACGCCTCGATGTGTTCGCCATCATGCGTGAGTGGGCGAAGGCCAACGGCGGGAAGCGCCCGGATGCCGCGGATCCGGCTTGGCACAAGATGATCATGGAGGCGGCCAAGAAGGACGCCGAGCGCGGGATCTCCCTGGGTCAGGGGGAGGGCGGTGCACCACAGGGCACCTACCACATCGATGATGACCTGACGCACGTCATCACCCTGTGGTCGGGCAAGAACGCCAGCACGGCCCTCCATGAGACGATGCACTACTTTACGGAAGTCATGGGCAAGCTGGTCGATCGCGCCGACGCGCCCCAGGAGCTCAAGGACGACTATCAGAAGCTGATGACATGGTCCGGGTTTGGTGACCGCGCCGGCATGATCAAGGCCCGAGACGAGATGATGGCCATCCATGAGGCTATTGGCGATGGAGAGGCTACGGACGGACAGAAGGCTCGTCTCAGGGAGCTGGCCGAGCCGCACGAACGCTTGGCGCGCGCCTTCGAGCGTTACGTCATGGAAGGGATCGCGCCAACCATCGGCCTGCGCCGTGCCTTCGCCCGCTTCAAGGGCTGGCTGATGAACATCTACAAGCAGGTGTCCAGCCTGAAGGTCGATGATCTGAATGACGATGTGCGTGGCGTGCTTGATCGCATGCTGGCCAGCGAGACGGAGATTCAGGCAGCCAGGGAGCGCGTATCAGACACCCCGGCGTGGACCGATCGCGCCAAGTCCGGCATGTCCGTCGAACAATGGGACGAGTACCAGAACCTCCTGCGGTCGGCTCACCAGGCGGCACGCGACGAGCTCAACGGCAAGCTAAACGACCTGGCGCTGAAGGCGGAATCTGATGCCGCCAAGGCCGACCGCGCCGACATGCGCAGCCGCATTGCTGACCAGGTCGGACAGGAGCCGGCATACCGCGCCATGTCGGCACTGCAGCACGGCGAGACGCCGGATGGCCGGGAGACGCCGCGCATCAAGCTGAAGCGCTCCGAGGTCGAGAAGTTGCTGGGCAAGGATCAACTGGCTGCGCTGCCCGGCAAGCACGACGAGGCGAGCAAGAACCGTGGCCCGTCGATCTTCTCCAACGAGGACACGACCGACGTGGAAACGGCCGCCAAGACGCTGGGCTACCAGAGCGGCGCCGAGATGCTGACCGATCTGGCCAGGGCCGAGGACCGGGATCAGAAGATCGACGGACTGACCGACACCGCGATGAAATCCAAGTACCCTGTGCCGAGCGAAGACCCTGCGCTGATGAGTCGCCTGGCCGACACCGCGCTGCACTTGCCGAACATTCGCGCACGCCTTCTGGAAATCGAGACCCGCCAAGCTGCCCAGCTCGCTGGCGTCGAGCGCCCGGACTTCCGCCTCGAGCGCAAGCAGATGACGATCGCCGCCAAGGCCATCGTGCGCGAGCAGACGGTGTCGTCGCTCAAGCCCGAGAGGTTCACGGCCGGCGAGAAGAAGGCGGCCGAGCGGTACGCCGAGGCCATGCATGACGGCCGGTACGACGATGCCTGGCAGGCGAAACGTCAGCAGCTGATGAACGCCGAACTGGCCAAGGCTGCGTTCAAGGCCCAGGATCGCGCCGAGGCTGACCGCGCCCATCTCAAACAGATCGCGACGAACGCGGCAACCCGCAAGGCCATCGGCAAGGCTGGCGGCTACGAGTGGACCGTCACCTACCCCGATGGTCGGCCACAGAAGTCCTTTTCATCACCCAAGGACGGCGGCACATCGGCCGAGAAGGACGCGCGCACCGAGGCCATGAATGCCGGCGGCACCTTCGAGCGCACGGCGCCCTATCTTGATCAGATCGATAAAATCCTGGATCTCTACAACCTGACCACCCTGGGGTCAAAAAACCTCCAGACGCTGAAAAATATCCAGGATTTTCTGTACGGCGAGATGTTCGACAGCAACGGCCACCCGACCGGCTTTGCGGCCGACATCCCGGACTCGGTGCTGGATCAGTACAAGGCAGGCAAGCGCAACTGGAAGACGCTGACAGTCGACGAGTTCCGTGACGTGCGCAACGCCGTCGACAACCTGGCCAAGATGGCACGGCTGAAGAACTCAGTCGATGCCGAGGGGAAGGCGATCGAGTTGCAGGCCAAGGCCAACGAGATCGCTACC